GATTTAACTAATGGTCGTTTATTCATATCTGCTCAAAATAAATTTAAAAAAGGAGAAACAGTTGTAGGTGGAACTTCAAATGCATATGCAACTATAGATAGTTATTTACCAAATCCTGTAAATAATATTTCTGACTTAATTCATTTTAGAGACCCCGATAATGTAATTGATAATTTTTTAACAAATTTTAGAGATGAGTTTCTTGCAACATTACCAGATACATTAGCAAATGATGTTAATAAAAGAAATCTTATTAAAAATATTAATTCACTCTATCGTTCTAAAGGTACAAATAGAGGACACGACATATTTTTTAGAATATTATTTAATGAAGAAGCACAAACATTTTATCCTAGAGAACAATTATTAAGAATATCAGATGGTAAATTTGATACATTAAAAGTTTTAAGAGCAATTCCAGATATAGGTGATACAACACAATTAATTGGAAGAACAATTACAGGTGCAGATAGTGGTGCCTATGCAGTTGTTGAAAATGTTGCAACGTATCAAATTGGTATAGATACTGTTTCTCAATTTATATTAAATAATGATTCTATTCAAGGTACATTTCAAATTGGAGAACAAATACAAGGTGCTGCTTCTGATACAGACGATTGGTATATTAAAGCAACTATAACAGGTATTCCAGGAACAAAAGTAATTACAAATGATGGTGCATTAAATACTACAGCTGATACTGTTTCACTTATTGCAGGTGGGACTGGTGCTGTATTTGCTATTGATGAAACTGGTACAAGTGGAATTACAGATATTGTAATTGATAATTCAGGAGTAAATTATCAAGTTGGAGATGTTTTAAATTTTGATAATAGTGGCACAGGTGGATTTAATGCAAGTGGTTTTGTAAAAATTATTAATGGTGGTATTATTAATGAAGATGATACAGGAAATATAATAGCATTAGAAGAAGGCACAATGGCAGCTGACCCATATTTTGGTAATGCTATTATGCAAGAAAGTGGGTCAGGTGTAGGATCAATTGAAGAATTTTTTTTAATACGAGGCGGTTCAGGTTATTCTAAATTACCATCTGTTACTGTAACTTCAAATACAGGTACAACAGCAACTGTAAGAACGTGGGGTGATAATATTGGTAGAATTACCAAATTAAAAACAATTGAGTTAGGAAAGAAATATGAATTAGCACCTACACCACCAGAATTAGGATTTTATAATAGTTGTATTATATCAGGTGTTACAGGATCACTTTTACCAAATAATGTTATTACTAGTACTAGTTCTGGAAGTGGAATAATTGATACGTTTGATGTTGCTAAAGGATTAGTAAGAATTAAAAATGTTACTGGTACTTTTGCTATTGGTGATACGGTAACATCTGGAGGTAGTACAGCAACTATTAAAAAGGTTGATGTTTCTCTTGCTTCAATTGATGTTGTTTCAGTTTCAGATACAGATGGTAAATTTATTAATGAAGATGGTAAGCTTTCTGAAACAACAATGAGAGTACAAGATAGTAAATATTATCAAGATTTTTCTTATGTATTAAAAGTTGCTAGTTCAATTTCAGTATGGCGGGATGCATTTAAAAAGACAATGCACACAGCAGGATTTTATTTTACTGGTCAAGTGGATATGCAATCTCAATTAGATGTTAGAGGAACATTACCAATTGTTGGTGCTATTTCTGGTAGAACGGAAGTTGAAATACCAATATTTGCAATTCTTAATACTTTATTCTCTACAATTTTTGCACGAAGATTAGGAACAATAGATGATGGAACAACTTTAAGAGCAAATGCTTTTGAAGGTGGAACAATATATCTACCAGGAGATTCAATTGAACACTTTGCTGCTGGTCAAAGAGATGTTACATTATTAAGACCACCTCTTGAATTGGATTATACAAGTAGAAAGAGGACTATTATTGATAAAGTTGTTGTTAAACGAGGATGGGCATATGCAGGTCCTAGGTGGGGCAATCTTGATAGGTGGGGAAATACTATGTTTGGTACATCAAATCCAGGATCAGGAATAGTGTTTAGAACGTTAGAAGAGTTAAAAGTTTTTGCGACAAATTCTAGTTTAGATGGAAGACAAGGAGTTTTCTTAATGACTTCCGATAAAGATGGTAGGGATATTAAAATGAATTTTGCTTTACCATCAATATTTGCATTTACTAGTAATGAGTTTAGTAATACAGTTGTTAACTTTGCAAGTACTACAACAGCAACTTTTGATGATACAACACCGTAAAATCTTTATAAATAGTATAGTAATTTAAAGGAACAAATGGCAAAACAATCATTATTTTTAGGAACAGTCGCAAATGACGGCACAGGTTCTAATTTACGTGCTGGCGGTACAATTGTCAATGCAAATTTTGATGAAATTTATGGAGCCATAGGTGACGGTAGTATTATAGACAATGATAGATTACGTAATTTAGTAGGTGGTGCTGGTATTGGCACAAATTTAGTTGGTAATGATTTAACTATTTCTGTTGACTCTACAGTTGTTACAGCCTCATCTGTTACTACTTTAGAAAACAAAACAATTGATATAGCAAGTAACACAATACAAAATGCACATCTTCTTCCACCAATAAGTATCGCTGACAATTCTTCAACTATTGCACAAATTAATTTAGGAGAAACTTTAGTTATTACAGGTGGAACTGGTGTTAATACAACGGTAACTGGAGATACATTATCAATTACAGCTAGTGGAATTACAAATACAGAAATAGATGCTTCTGCTGGAATTTTAAATTCACAATTAGCAAGTGACAGTGTAACATTAGGTTATACAGCTGTTGCGTTAGGTTCTACTGCTTCTTCAATAAATGGATTATCAATTACTGGATTTGCTCAATTTAATTGTAATGCTTCAGCTTCAGCTATAAGATTTAATCACGCAAATTTAGCTAGTTTTCCTGCGTATGCAGCTTATTCAGGTACTCCTGCTTTAGATGAAACAACACTTAAACCATATATAGCAACTGCTTCAGGTTGGGTTGAATTAATAACAGAAAATTCTGGTATACAAGGGTTATCAAATGTAAATACTACAGGAATTAATAATGGAGAAGTAATAAAATGGAATGCTTCAACTACAAGATTTGAGCCATCTGCTCCTATATCTACAGATAAATCAAATACAGGTGATGGTTCTACAACAACATTTACAATAGTTAGTGGACGTACTGTTGATAATATTTTGGTTTTTGTTGATGGATTATGTTTAGTGCCTACAGACGATTATACGGTTGCTACAACAGTTTTAACTTTCATATCAGCTCCTGCTAATAGTGCTGAAATAGTAATAAGGTATATAGGCTAGTACAAACTCGTATAAATATAAGAAAAGGAAAATAAATGCCAGCAATTATAACAAGTAAATTTAGAGTTCACAATAGTGAACAATTCCAAGAAGCTTTTAGTGAAGCCTCTGGAAATACTTTTTATTTAGGAATTGGAAGACCACAAGAATTTACTACTGCTACAAGAGGTGATGATAGAACAAATAATGAAGGAACAGATTTATTACCTGTAACACCTCCAGATAATGTTAATACACAAAATTTTACTTATGATGATATGTTGGCGTGTAAAAAAATTATAAGCACAAATGTTGGCTTTGTAGTTCCTAGAAGAAATTGGACAACTGGCACAGTTTATGATTATTACAGACACGATATTGGTGAATATGCAACAGGCACAACAACACCTTCAACTACTAATAGTGGTGCTACAACTTTATATGACGCAACGTTTTATGTATTAACATCAACAAGAAATGTTTATAAATGTTTAGATAATAATGACAATGCTGTTTCTACAGTAGAACCTAGTGGAACATCAACAATTATTCAATTAACTGCTGATGGTTATAAGTGGAAATATATGTACACTTTAACTGCTTCACAACAAGCAGATTTTTTATCTGTAGATTTTATGGCAGTTGGAACAGATTCAACAGTAAGTTCAGCGGCAGTTGATGGTGCAATTAATGTAATTAAAATTAAAACTCCAGGTTCAGCTGGAACAGATGGCACACACGCAGGTGTTCCTATAAGAGGTGATGGAACAGGTGGGGTTTGTACAGTAACAATTACTTCAGGTGCTGTAACAGCAGTAACCGTAACAACTCCAGGTACTGGATATACTTTTGCTTATATTAGAATTGCAGATATTAATTCAGCTGGTGGCGGAGCATTAATTACTTCAGAAATAGATGTTATTTTAGAACCAATAGGTGGACACGGATTTAATGCAGTTGAAGAGTTAGGTGGATTTTTTGTTATGTTAAATACAAGTTTAGAAGGAACAGAATCAGGCAATTCTGGTGACGTTACAGTTGCAAATGATTTTAGAAAAGTATCTTTAATAAGAGATCCTAAATCAGGTGGAGTTGCTGCTTCTGCTACTACTTTAAGAGCAACAACAGCTACTGTTGGTTCAGTATCAGCAGGAACATTTACAGTTGATGAAGAAATAAATCAAGCGACAACTGGTGCAGTTGGAAAAGTAATTGAATGGGACTCTGCTAATAAAATTTTATATTTTATACAAACAAGACACAATGATGAGGGAATAGATAGCAACGGCAATCAAACAGCTTTTAGTGGTACAAATATTATAACTGGACAATCTTCAAGTGCAACGGTTACACCTGATACAACAACAGGTACAGTTAATCAACAAACATTTTCAAATGGATATTCAAGTGCAGAAATTGACCACGGCTCTGGAGATATAGTTTACGTTGAAAACAGAGCGCCAATTACAAGAGCTGCGGATCAGACCGAAAATATCAAATTGATTATAGAATTTTAGGGAGAATTAAATGCCAAGTACAATAGATTTTAATGTCAGTCCCTATTTTGATGATTATTCAAAAACGAATAATTACCATCGGATATTATTCCGACCAGCGTTTGCTGTTCAAGCAAGAGAATTAACACAAGCACAAACTATAGTACAGAATCAGATTGAGCAATTTGGTGACCACATATTTAAAAGTGGTTCATCTGTTATTCCTGGACAATTATCTATTGATACAAATTATACAGCAATCAAATTATCAGCTAAATCAAATTCAACATTAGCAGATTATAATGGAGTAGTATTAACAGGTGCAACTACAGGCATTACAGCAACAGTTATAGATGTATCTGCTGCTGATGGTACTGATCCTGACACATTATTCATAAAATATTCAAAAACAGGAACAGATAATGTTACTACAGTTTTTTCAGACACAGAAATTTTAAATTGTACAATTAATGAGCTTGGTGCTACAGTAACAGTTGCTACAACACATACAGGTTCAGCGGCTGGTATTGCTACTGGTGTTTATTATATTAATGGATATTTTGTAAATATAGCTGCTTCAACTTTAGTATTAGACAAATACACAAACACACCTTCATATAGAATAGGATTATCGGTAGCAGAAAGTTTTTCATCTGCTTCAGATGATGATACTTTAAATGATAATGCAACTGGTTCTACAAACTATAATGCTCCAGGTGCTCATAGATTTAAAATTTTATTAACACTTGTAAAGAAAACTTTATCTGCTACAGACGATACCAATTTTATAGAAATTGCTCGTGTTGCAGGTGGTGTAATAAAATCTCACGCAAGAAATAGTCAATATGCTGTATTAGAAGAAACACTTGCTCGTAGAACATTTGACGAGTCTGGTGATTATACGATTAGTGAACCTGATTTTGATGTAAGAGAATCAGTAGCGTCAGGAAATAATAGAGGAATTTATACCGATGGTGCAAAAACATCGGATGGTGGCACAGCTGCAACATCAAAGTTAGCAGTTGGTATTTCACCTTTCAAAGCATATGTAAGAGGTTTTGAGGCAGAAAGAATTGGAACAACTTGGTTAGATGTTGATAAGGCAAGAGATTTTGATACACAAAATAATCATAAAACAAGATTTGATATTAAAAATTTTGTTTATGTAGATAATGTATATGGAACACCAGATGTTAATTTTGTTTCTGGTGACGTTGAAGCATTTAAAACAATTAATTTATATGACACAGCAACAGCTGTTCGTGGTACTGAACAATCAACATCTGGTAATACTACACCACAAATTGGAAGAGCTAAATCACGAGGATTTGAATTATCAAATTCAACAGAATCTTTAGATATTTTTGACCAAACTTCAATTTGGAAACATTATGTCTTTGATGTTGAAATGTTTACTCATCTTAAAATTTCAAACGACACAACATTTACAACTGGAGAAATTGTATCAGGATCAACTTCTGGTGCAACTGGTTATGTACAGGCAATTTCATCTGGTACTTCAGCAACAATTACAGCTGCAACACAAGCTGATCCAGTACAGATAACAGCAACTGGTCACGAAATTAAAGACGGTGACGCTGTTACTATTGATAGTATAGTTGGTATGACAAATTTAAATGGTAACACTTATTATGTTAAAGTAGTGGATGCTAATACTTTAAGTTTGCATTCTTCAATTGGTGCAACAATAGATGGATCTGGTTATGGAAGTTATACTTCTGGTGGAACAGCTACAACAGGTACGGTAATATTATCTAGTGTTGAAGGAGTATTTGCTGCTACAGAAACAATTACAGGACAAACATCAAATAATACAGCTGTTGTAAAAGAAGATTTATATGGTAATACTGGAGTTCAAAATAAACAATTTGGCCAAACAAAACAAATTGGTATGGCAGGAAGTCCAACTTATACTGCTGATACTTCATTATCAACTTCTTATGGAGGCAGTTCTCAATTAAGTGGTAATGTTTCAATTTCAAATGCAGACGCTACTTTATTTGGTAATGGAACTAAATTTTTAACAGAATTAAGACCAGGAGATTCGGTTACTTGGAGAGATAACGCAAATACTGATACAACTGCTTTAGTACAAAGAGTTATATCTAATAACGAAGTAGAATTAAATGCTAATGTTGGTGGTGCGGATGTATCTACAGCTGCAATCGCAACAAGACAAAGATCCAAATTACAAAATCCTGAAAGTAATATCGCTTTATTTGAATTACCTTATAAAACGGTTAAAACTTTAAAGACAACAACAAATTCAAATTTAACTGATACTAACTTTAATATTAGAAGACAATTTACAGGAACGTTATCTTCAAATGGAGATTTATCTATTACTGCAGGAACAAATGAAATTTTTGCTTCCCAAGATGATGGAGATTTTGCTGTATCAATTATGGGATTAGGTGGTGGTACTACAGGTGCTGTTGGAGACACATTAAATACAACTGGTAATAACCACGAAAGTGATTCTATCTTTGTATTAGGTGGTTCACCTACAGGAAAATCTTTAACTTTTGATTTTGGTGCAGACTTTGCTGGACATAAAGTTAAAATATTAGCAACAATTGCTAGAACGGTTGCAGGTTCAAAAACAAAATCTTTAAATGTAAATACACCTTTAATAGTAGCAACTCAAGCAACTATTGAAAGTGGAACAATTGGTTTAGGTAAATCAGACGTTCATAAAATTAATAATGTTTATATGTCATCTGGTTTTGGTTCAGCTGCAAATTCTAGTGATTCAAATATTACAGATAGATTTAATTTAGATACAGGTCAAAGAGATAATTTTTATGATATAGGAAGATTAAAATTAAAAACAGGTTCATTAACACCAACAGGACAATTATTAGTTGATTTTAATTATTTCTCTCACGGTTCTGGAGATTACTTTGATGTAGATTCCTATTCTGGTGTTGTTAACTATGAAGATATTCCAAGTTATACATCTGATACAACTAGTAAAATATATCAGTTAAGAGATTGTTTAGATTTTAGACCTAGAGTAGATGACGCTTCAACTATTAATAGTGGTAATTCTGATAGAGCTTATGATGGTTCTGGTGCTTCAACTGTTGATGTTGTAGAATTTAATGGAGACATAACTGCTGATATGGAATATTATTTAAAACGTATTGATAAAATTTTCATTACTAAAGATGGAGAATTAAAAGCATTACAAGGTGCTTCAGATTTAAATCCTTTAAAACCAGGAAATTTAGATGGTCATTTACACCTTGCAACTTTACATATGCCATCATATACTTTAAATCCAGATGAGGTCAATGTAGAAAAAATTGACAACCGAAGATATACAATGAGAGATATTGGATTTTTAGAGAAGAGAATACAAAATATAGAATACTATACAACATTATCATTATTAGAAGCTAATGCTCAATCAATGCAAATACAAGACGCTGATGGTTTAGATAGATTTAAAAATGGATTTGTTGTAGATAATTTTACAGGACATAACATTGGTGATGTTAGAAATTTTGATTATAAATGTGCAATGGATATGGAGCGAGGTGAAGTACGACCAATGTTTAATCAGGATGCAGTTACTTTGGAAGAAGTAGATAAAGATGGTTCAGTGATTACAGTTGCTGATAGAGGTGAAGCTGGTTATACAAAAACTGGAGATTTAATTACTTTACCATATACAGAAACATCTGTAATACAAAATCCTTACGCAACTAAAACAGAAAATTTAAATCCATTTATGATATTTGATTGGATTGGTAATATAACATTAACACCTGCTGTAGATGAATGGAGAGAAACAGAACGAGTTCCTGAAATAACAGCTGATTTAGGAGGTTCTTTTGACCAATTAGCTAGAGATTTAGGATTAGAGAATAATGGAGATTTATCTGAAATTCCTTTAGGTACTGCTTGGAACGAATGGCAAACTGAATGGACAGGAAATCCAAGGTCTTGGCAAAGTGGAAATGTTATTACTTCACAAACAGATTCAATTCAAACAAGAGGTGGAATAGCAACAAGTGTAATACCTAGGACGGTAATGCACAGCCTTGGAGATAGGGTTGTTTCAGTTAACTTTGTTCCATTTATTAGAAGAAGAACAATAACTTTTGTAGCTGAAGGTATGAGACCTAATACAAGAGTTTATCCTTACTTTGATAACGTTGCGATTGCAGCTTATACACAACCTGATGGTGGTTCAATGGGTGGTAATTTAAATACAGACTCTAATGGATATGTTGCAGGTTATTTTGATATACCTGATCCAACTGTGGATTCAAATCCAAGATGGAGAACAGGTAAGAGAGTATTCAGATTAACAAGTTCTTCAACAAATGATACTGATAGAACAGCGATTGCTACATCAGCAGAATCTGATTATGACGCAAAAGGATTATTAAACACAATGCAAGGTGTTAATATTTCTACTAGAGAAACAGAAACGGTTAGAACAACGGTTAATGAAACAAGACAAATTACAAATACAACTAGACAAACTATTCCACCACCACCTCCACCACCTAATAGAGGAGGAGGGGGCCGAGATGATAATAGAGGTCCAGATCCATTAGCTCAATCATTTACGATTGACCAAGGTGATGGTTGTTTTATAACTAGTGTGGATGCTTATTTTGCTACAAAATCAAATACAATACCTGTTAAAGCAGAATTACGAAATATGATTAATGGATATCCTGGACCTAAAGTTCTTCCTTTTGGAAGAAAATGGATAAATCCAAGTGAAGTTAATACAAGTACAGATGGAACAGTTCCAACAACATTTACGTTTAACTCACCTGTTTATTTAAAAGAAGAAACAGAATATTGTTTCATTTTATATTCAGATTCAAAAGATTATACAGCTTATATTGCTAGATTAGGGGGAACGCAAATAGGATCAAATAGAACGGTATCTGAACAACCTTCTGGAGGTGTTTTATTTAAATCTTCAAATAATAGAACGTGGGATGCTGAACAAATGGAAGATTTAACTTTTAATTTGAAAAAAGCAGTCTTTACAGCTGGTACTTATGCAACGGTTACATTAGCAAATGCTGATGTGGGTGTTAAAACTTTAAAGAATAATCCAATTAGAACATTTACTGGTTCTAGTGATATAAGAGTTTATCATAAGAGTCACGGAATGCACAGCACAACTGACAATGTAACTATTGCAGGAGTAGCTTCAGGAACATATAATGGTCTTGACCATTCAGAAATTAATGGAACTTACACAGCAATTAAAAATATATCTTTAGATAGTTATGATATAACTTCAATTGGAACAGCAACAGCAACTGGTGATGTTGGAAGTAATGTGGTAACAGCAACTCAAAATAGACAATTTGATGTATTGCAATTACAATTAGGACACGTTATCCATCCAAGTACAAGTATGACAACTAATATTAGAACAACAACAGGTAAATCTGTAGATGGTTCTGAATCACAATTTGCTTTGGAAGGAGCTTCATCTGCAAAATCGGTTACAATTGGAGACAATGTGTATTTTACTGCTCCACAAATGGTAGCAAGTGCAATTAATCAAACAAATGAAATGTCAAGTTTAACAAATTATAAATCAATGCTTGTTAATTGTACAATGATTTCAGATAATGAAAATTTATCACCTGTTATTGATGTCCAAAGATTACACGCATTTTGTATTACAAACAGATTAAATCAACCTACTGTTTTTAGTACAAATACATTTACAGGAGATGGATCAACAGTTGCATTTACTTTAGGTGCAACACCTTCAAGTGTTCATTTAGTATCTGTTAAAAAAGATGGTAAAAAATTAACTCCAGTAATTGACTTTACAACTTCTGGAACAACTTTAACAATGGGAACTGCTCCTGCTTTAAATTCAAAAGTTATAGCAAAAATTTCTAATAAAGTGGACTATGAAGATGATACTGCTATTTCAGGACTATCTTCTGCTGGCGCTTATATGACAAGGTCAGTTAGTTTAGCAAATCCTTCAACTGCTATAGATATAAGAGTTGGGGCAAGTGTAAGGTCTACTTCAACAATTAAATTCCTTTACAGATTAAGTGGAGGAGAAGAAACAAGAAGATTAAATGATATACCTTGGACATACTTTAATACAGATGGTAGTCCAGATACATCTATTACACCATCGGTTGGTGATACGGTATTAGATGATGACTTTAAAGAATATCAATTTAGTGCTACTAGTCTTCCAGAATTTACATCTTTCCAAGTTAAGTGTGTGATGAATGGATTAATTTCATCTTATCCACCTAGATTAAAAGATTTAAGGGCGATAGCTTTGGCGGTATAATATGGCTGAACAATTAAAAGTAAAAAATTATACAGGTTTAGTAAGAGATGTTTATTCTAGTGCTATTATAAGAGAAAAATCAAGTGAGTATGAAATATATATGCAAAGACAAACACGAAGAAGAGAAAATAAAGATGAAATGATAAATGTAGTTAGAGATATAAATAATTTAAAGAAAGAATTAAGAGAAATAAAAGAATTACTATTAAAGAAGGTTAACAAATAATGGCCGTAAGAAGTATAGCAATAACAGATTCATTAGAAACATTTAGAACACAATTTAATGCTATGTGTGCTGATGATTTTGGAGATATAGGTACACTAGACTCTTCATTATCTGCAACAAGTATTATAGGCGCTGTAAATGAAATTAATTCTGTAGTAACTGCCGCTGCTGGTTGGTTTATTGAAGACTCAGGTTCAACTATACAAGCCGTTGGTTCAGGTCAAACATTAAGTACGTTAGGTGTAGCAAATCAAACAACAGTAGTTGTTTCTACACCAGATACATTAACAGTTGGTTTAACAGATGATGTAACTATTGCAAATGACTTAACGGTTACTGGTGACATAACAAATGTTGGTGGAAGTATTACAGCAGTTGGAAATATTTCTGGTGCTAATATAACTGGTACAGGTACTACACATACTTTAGGTACAGTTCAGATTTCAGGTAATACAATTTCATCTATAGATTCTACACAAATTAATGTTAATGATTCTTTACAAGCTACTGAATTTGTTATTGATGGATTAAGAATCTATTCAGCTGGAGGATATGGTTATATTCAATCTACTGTACCTGATAATTGGATTTCAATAGATGGTACTTTTTCAATTGCAAGTGACCAAATAGTTTTAGAAGGTGTAACGTCAAATGCTTATTATACTAGTTTAAAGGTAACTGACCCAACAGCTAATAGGGATATTCTTTTTCCAGACGTTTCTGGTAATGTACTTTTAAATGTTTCAACTGCATATGCAACTTCAACTATTTTTACAGCTTCATCAACGTTAAATATTTACAATTCAGCAGGAGTCTTACAAAAATCAATAGTTGGAAGTTCTACATAGGAGATTACATAATGGCAGTAAGAAAACCTTTATATTATGACGCTGGCGATTTGAAAGAAATGACTACAGCAATGGTTAACACTATAGTTGAACAATGTGTTTACCAATATTCTTTAGATACAGGCGTTTCATTAAGTGTAGTAGCTTCAGGTGGAAATTTAGGAAGTATAACTGATACAAGACAACAAGCAGGCACACTTCATACACACTGGAGTTCTTTTCCTAGTGAAGCAACAACAGCAGAACCTACAACAGTTACAGTTACTTACGATAAACTAGAACAAACTGTATCCGCAGGTAATCCAACTTCCGATAGTGGTTGGCTTTGGCCTGCTTATAAAAGAAGTGATGGTGATATTCAACCAATGAATTTAGATGATGTTAAAGATACATTTTTACATCCTGCTATTAATTTATTAACATCATCATCAACAACATCAGCACAAGCAGGAACATATCATATTAATACATCAACTAGTGTTTCAGGTTCAACTAGGGTTTCTGCTACACCAGTTTTTCTTAATACTCAAGCAGATACAACCCAATATACAGATGACCTTTCTGGATTAGGAGTTACACATAAAAAACAATATGCTAGTGGTGGTGGAAGTGGAACAAATATAGTAACTATGAATAATGTAACAGATGTAGAGGTTGATATGGGATTTTGGAGAAGCGATAACGGAACTCTTCCAGATAGAGCTACAAATCCAACAAGAATAACTGAAATTAATGGTAATGAATTAACTTTAAGTAATAATTTTACAGGTCAAGCTTCAGGAGAATATAGAATTGGTGGAGAAGTACGAGACCAACCTACAACTGTTACAAGTTATTATCTATATAAGATAAATGGAGTTAATTCTGCTGTAAATATACCTGTTTCTGTAAGACAAGCAGATAATAATTTACAAACTTATAATGAAGGAACTTTTGGAACATATTTAAAAGAATGGATGAAAAAAACTGCTGCTGAATCTTTAGATGGTTTTAAAATAGCTTATAGTTATACAACTGGAACAAATAGAGGTTCAGGTATGGCAGATACAATATTATCTGGTTCAGGTGATTATAAAACTTATCAATATAATGCTGATGGTCAAATTGATGATTATAGATCCCAAGAATTTCCAAGTGGATCACCGTCAACAGCAAGTACGTGGTATTTGAAAATATTAAAATTATAATGATAAGAAATGAGTTCTATATAGAACTTCCACAAATAAAATATAATCCTAATAATTTTTTAGATTTTATAGACAACTATAAATTTGAAAATTATACAAGTTCATACGGCAGGAAAACGCCACAATATATATGCTATGACAATAAATTACTAGAAGAACCAATAGTACAACATTATCTTAATGTTTTTAAAGATTTTGATATAAGATTAAATCCTGTAGTTGTTTCTAATTCAGGTGAGAGAAAATGGAAGGGTACAGGATTTAACGGCTACCAATTGGTAAAGTCTGATATGAGAGAAAAAGGATTAGCACGGCATATTGATACATCACGACAAACCTGTATAACATTACCACTTACATTCCCACAATCAATAAACTTTTATGAATCAAAAGAATCTAATGATATATTATTTACATACGAGTATCCTTCATCTATTGTAATACTAAATTCAGCACGTAAATATCACTCGGTTAGTAAAACAGTAGAACCTAGATTTCAATTTCAGTTTGATTGTTATAATTCTTGGGAAGAAATTAAAGAGTTAGTATTGACATTTTAATTTTTTTAGTATATAATGGTGAATTATGAACATATTATTAACAGGTAGTGCTGGATTTATTGGTAAAAATCTTTCAGTATGGTTATCAGAAAAACGTTTTAACGTAATTGGTTTAGACCGTAATTCAGGTGATGTATTATTCCCAAATGAATTACTTACCTGTGATTTAAATTATGATGTAGATGTAGTTATTCATCTAGCAGGTCTGTCTGGTGTCAGACAAAGTTTTAAAAATCCTACAGACTATTGGAAACAAAACGTTATCGTAAGTCAAAGAATATTTGACCATTTTAAAAATACAAGAATTTTGTATGCAAGTTCAAGTACGGCTAAGGAACCGTGGCGAAATCCTTATGCAATGAGTAAGTATAGTATGGAACAGATTGCTCCTGCAAATAGTTTAGGAATGAGATTTACTACTGTATATGGACCAGGTGCAAGAGAACAAATGTTGATACCTAGAATATTAAAAAATAATGTGCCATATATTAATACAAATCATAGTAGAGATTTTATACACGTCTATGATATTTGTTCAGCGATTGAATCTTTATTAAGACAAAGCCAAATTTCAGCATTTGATGAAAAGACAGGCGTAATAGATATAGGAACAGGTATTACAAATAAGTTAACTGATATAATGGACCACTTTGGAATTACTACTGAAAAAAGAGTTGGTGGTGATACTGAAAGACTTGATAATAAAGCTGACATAAATATAATAACTAGTTACGGTTGGGAACCACAATATGAATTGAAAAAATATATTGAAGATAATAGGAGAACGAATTAATGATAACTGAACAAATAAGAAATTTAGGTGCGAAATTAAAATATAATGCTTTGCGATTGTTTAAAGTTAAAGATACTACTGTTAGAACAACAACAGTAAAAAAAATTAAAGATTTAATAAGAGAAGACAATTACATTACAGCATATTTTATAGATAATGAAAGAAAGAATATTGAAATTTTATTAAAAAATGACGATGGAGTAACTGTCAATCCACATATAATTGAATATGATACTAAAAACCAAGATTGTCTAAAATTATTAAAGCTTTGTCCTTTAGATGACCTTCACAAAAATACTTATGAGAAAAAAGTAGGAGAGAAAAAGGGTTTTGAGGATATGGTAATGAGAATTGCCAAAAGGGATGGTTTAGTATTTGACGAACTTAAATTAGATACAAAATTTTATCCTACACTTGTTAAAGCAATCTTTCAAGAAAATGAAAATGAAGACCATTTATTTGCTTTAAAGTTAGCTTTATTTGAAATTGAAAAAATTAGAGATTCAAAAGATAGTGAATTAAAAAAGAAATTAAGACAATCTAAAACTAAAATTGAGGCATTGAAAATAGCTTTTGATATTGCATATGGTTAAAAAATATGAATATAGTATGTACTGGTAAACCAGGTGATGGATTATTACGTTATAGTTATGAACATTGTTGTTATTTAAATTCTATTGGTATTAAATGCCAAGTAGTTATTATTCCCAATCCTAAACACACTAAAGAAGATTATATAAAGGCAATTAAAGACCAATATAAGACTTATGAAAATATTGTCTTTGACCATTATACACCAACTACAACTGAAACTACATTGATTGTGGGTAGAAGTATGTTAACTCTAGCCTACCTAGATAAACACAAATATACAAAAGACCAATTATTAACTTTACACTTATTATTCAGTAATAAGTTAATATCATTTTATTCAGAAAATCATCCTAAAGAATATCCTATAGCTTTAAATTATTTTAAACCTAAAGAGGTTTATGACTTATGCGATTATGAAGTTTATCCAAATGGTGTTGGTAAACAATATGAAAAGATAATTAACTTTGAAGTTTATAAACCTATTAAAGATGATATTCAATTTAAACATTTATTTTTAGGAACAAATGAAATATATTATAAGGAACTTGAAAAGGTAATTGACAAGTATCCAGACCACGGTATTATAACTTATAATGAGAAATGGATTAATCCTAAATTAAATAATCTATTTGCCCCTATATCAAATGTACTAGGTAAATTTGAAACTTATGTATATACAAAACCAAACTTTGATCCAGCACCTAGACTCTTTGTAGAGTTTAAATGGTTAGGTAAAAATGTAGAGTATTTGAGAGATAAGAATATAAAAGATGGAGGTATGATTTATTGGAAGAGACCTGTGCCTACAAAACAGATATATTCTGACAACATAAATATTCTAGTTAATTTGATAAAGGCAATAAATGACTAAACGTGAAAGTGAATGGAATGTAATTAAAAGTACTGAAAATCCTAAAAGTACTATAGAATTTTTTAAACGTTCAAGCGGTATTAATTTAGACATTACATTTAGATGTCCATTAGAATGTCCTAGGTGTCAAAGGCAAAAATTTAAAGATGTTGGTAAAAAAGTTTGGGGATATGATATTAGTTTAGATGAGATAAAAAAATTAGCAAACTTTTTTAAAGCGTTTGCTTTTTGTGGACAACTTTCAGATCCTATACATCATCCTAAATTTATAGAAATATTAAAAATTTTAAAAGAAAAAAATATTCCAGTAAATGTTCATACTGCTTCTTCATACAAACCAATGTCTTGGTATGTAAAAGCTTTTCAAGCTCACCCTAGTGCTAGATGGATATTTGGTATAGATGGATTGCCTGCGGAAAGTTGTTTATATAGAAAAAATCAAGATGGTGAAAAATTATTTAAGGTAATGGTAGAATCTAAAAAATATTTAGATAGACCTCCAGTATGGCAATTTATTATTTTTAGTTATAATGAACACAATATAGAAAAAGCAAAAAATATAGCATTAGAAAACCAAGTACAATTTATGCTTGTTCAATCATCAAGATGGTTAGATGAAAGAGATCCATTAATACCTAAATCAAGTTTATTTAAATTGGATTATAAAAAGTGGAGTTCAAGCCAAACTGGCCATAAGTGGGATTCAGGATCCCCATATGATGACCCAAGGTGGGAGGATCAAAAGAAGAATTTGATAGAAAATGGTTAAGGAAAAGAAATTGAAAATAAACCCTAGATGTATTGCAGGTACTATGCAAGCAGCGGTTACTAATAGAGGACATTTAATACCTTGTTGTTGGTTAGATGATAAAAATAATTTGAACCATCCTATAATGAAATCTTTATTAAAAGTAAGTAAAATAAGTGAAGTAGATGATATTGAACAAATTGTTTTTACAAAAGAGTGGATAGAATTTAATAAAAATTTAAAAGAAAGAAATTTTGATAAAATATTACCTACCTGTAAACATCAATGTCAAGTAAGAGAAGATAGGGATAAAATTAAAAAAGAAATATTTTTTGATTCTAAAACAGGAAAAATGGTGTGGAAGAATATTAGATGAAAAAGATATTATTAGTTAGTGGATGTAGTTATACAGCTCCGAAATATTACTCTAATTACCACCACGATTTAGATTGTTCTTGGCCGAAGTGGCCGTCAATTCTTGCAGAAAAATTAGATATGGATTGTATAAATCTAGCTCACGGTGGAGCTGGTAACGAATATATTTACACCACGTTATTAGACAAAATAGTTATGATGAATCCAGATGATATAGGATTAATAATACCAGCTTGGTCACACGTTAGAAGAAAAGATTACAGATTAGGAACTAGATGGTACCATCCAGGCATAGTGCAAGGAGAGTTCTCTCCATATGAAACATATGGGAAAGATATTTTTTCTGATCCATCTCCTTCTACCCAATATTCCGCTCACGCTGGTGATACGCAATTTTGTATTAATCAATCTGTAAGATATTATTATAGTCTTCAAGAAATATGCAAATCTAAAAAATTACCTTTAAAACAGATACAAATGATTCACGCTTGGGATTATTATGAATTTACAGATAAGATGGATAGTACTGCACAGGAATTAATTAAAAAGAGGAATAAACGATTAATGAAACATATGTATGATAGTCCTTATTTTAATAAAATAGATGATAATTTTATAGGCTGGCCTTTAGACAAAGCAATGGGCGGTTTTAGTTTTGAAGAAGAGGTAGTAGAGGCTATAAAAACTGATCCAGAATGTCCTGGACGATGGAAACAGCCAAGTTTAGAATGGTCAATTTCAAAAAAAGATCCTCATCCAAGTGCAAAAGGCCATAGAAAAATAGCGGAGTTTATATATGACAGGTTGGGATAGAGAATATTTAGCAAACAAAGAAGAGTATTTAAAACTTTTTGATAGTGTAATGCAAAAGGAACAAGAGAAGAATGTGGAGTTCCTTGAAGAGAGTATTACAGATATAACAGGCAGAAAATTTGCTGTTGCTGTAGGTAATGGAACAGACGCTTTACAATTTTCTTTAATCAGTTTAGGTATTAAACCAGGTGATGAAGTATTAACAACTAACTTTTCTTGGATATCAACAG